CTATAAAGTAAACGCTATGCATTATGCTGTAGGGCAGGAGGTGTATGGAGGCCACACTATTATAGACATCGAAGAAAAAGGGGATCACTACGTAGTTAAGATTGAGAAGGATGATGAAGTGAAGCCTTGGAAAACCTTTAATAAGAATATGGGTATTTCCGTAGAATACAACATTGATTTCGAGAGTTAATGAAGCCGGTTAGCAGTTATTTAATATCCCCAGATGGGAAAAGGTATAATAACGTAAGTAAAAGTGGTTTAATCTTAAATACTGAGATGCAAAATCATAACTACGTTAACAGAGTTGCTATAGTACTAAACACCCCAGTGTTTTCTGATAATACTGGAATTGAGAAAGGAGACAGGGTGTTAGTACACCATAATATCTTTAGACGATTTAGAGATGTATATGGGAATGAGAAAAACAGCCGTGCTTACTTTACTGAAGATATTTATCTTTGTCCTATAGATCAAATTTATATGGTAGATAAAGGTAATGGATGGGAAGCACTCCCTGGATTTACATTTGTTCAACCAATAAAGGAAACACGAAAACTTAAAGGTAATAAAGAGTTACCTTTGTGGGGAATCGTGTCACATCCTGATAAAGAGCAGCCTGAAGTCAAGAAAGGTGACGTGGTTGCATTTACCCCTAGCAGTGAATTTGAATTTACTGTAGATGGGATGAAAGTTTACAGAATTTTATCATATAATATAACAATAAATAATGGACGTAAACAAGAAGAAGTTGCGTATAATCCAAGCGGGTTACGCGGCAGTTGAAGAACTTATAAAAGTGGCAGAGGAGCCAATCATCGGAGCTAAGGGTACAATGATTATTGAAGGTGAAGAAGTCCCTTTAAGTAGTGATGAGCTTTCTGCAGATAAGTTAAAAAATGCCGCAGCAACTAAAAAATTAGCAATCTTTGATGCCTTTGAGATCTTAACTAGGATTGAGGCAGAGAAGAACCTCATTGAAGAAAAAGCACCTGAAGAGGTGGAGGCTTTTCAAGGATTTGCCGAAAGACGTTCTAAGAAAAAATAATGGAATACCAGCAGTCTTTATACAGAGTTGTTACCCCAATTCCTTCAAATAAGCTAAAAAGGTTTAATAAGTCTAAGAAGTGGGAGTACGGATACAATAAAGATCACGATGTAGTAGTCATCAGCAAAGACGGCACTATAGGCGAGGTTTACGAAATCTTTAGTGATACTAATGCAAGTGAAGGTTTAAAAATAGCATTACCTAAAGAGCCTAAGGCTATTAATAAAAATTCTAGTAAACCTGAGGATCAACGGTGGACTATAGCAGAAGAGCCAAAAGAATTACAAAGAATTAAAACTATATTTGAATGGGAAGCACAGCCACAATCTTTTAAAGATAAGTGGTTTCCGCATATAGATAAGCAGTTTGAATATAGAGAAGAAGGCTACTGGTTTATGAATAATGGGGTGCCTACTTATATAACGGGTAGTCATTGGATTTATTTGCAGCATTCAAAAATAGATGTAGGTGCTGCAGACTTTAGAGAGTCAAATAGATTATTTTATATTTTCTGGGAAGCCTGTAAAGCCGATCCTAGATGTTATGGAATGGATTATCTAAAGAATAGACGTTCTGGATTTTCATTTATGGCTTCGGGTGAAACAGTTAATCTAGGAACCCAATTGTCCGATGCTCGTCTAGGCATCTTATCTAAGACTGGTGCGGATGCTAAGAAATTGTTTACAGATAAAGTTGTACCAATTTCACTTAACTACCCTTTCTACTTTAAACCGATCCAAGATGGTATGGACCGTCCGAAAACGGAATTAGCGTATAGGGTACCAGCGACAAAGCTAACCAAAAAAGGTTTGCTACAAAAGACAGATGAAAATGATCTTATGTCGCGTATGGAAGGTTTGGATACTACTATTGACTGGAAGAATACTGGTGATAACAGTTATGATGGGGAGAAGCTAAGATTGTTAGTTCATGATGAAAGTAAAAAGTGGGAAAAACCAAATAATATTTTAAATAACTGGCGTGTAACAAAAACATGCTTGCGTCTAGGTAGTCGCATCATCGGAAAATGTATGATGGGAAGTACCTGTAACGCTTTAGATAAAGGTGGAGATAATGGAAAGAAACTCTGGTTCCAATCTAACATTACAAAAAGAAACCGTAATGGACAGACTAGCTCGGGACTATATAGTCTGTTCATCCCTATGGAGTGGAACTTCGAGGGATTCATTGATTCTTATGGACACCCTGTATTCGATACTCCAAAGGAACCCATCCTTGCGTTAGATGGTACTTGGATTGAAATTGGAGTTATAGAACACTGGCAAAATGAAGTAGATGGTTTAAAAGAGGATCCAGATGGACTTAACGAATTTTATCGTCAGTACCCAAGAACAGTAGAACACGCGTTTCGTGATGAAACAAAAGATAGTTTATTTAACTTAAATAAATTGTATGAGCAAATCGATTATAATGAAGGTACAAAGTACCAGGGGTTAATTACAAGAGGCAATTTTTCTTGGGAAAATGGCATTAAGGACACTAGAGTATTATGGTCTCCAAATCCTAAGGGAAGATTCAGATTAGCTTGGACCCCAGAACCTCACCTTCAGAATAATATAATAACAAAACAAGGTCTTAAATATCCAGGGAATGAACACATGGGTGCGTTTGGTTGTGATAGCTATGATATTTCCGGTACTGTTGGTGGCGGCGCTTCTAACGGTGCTTTACATGGTCTTACAAAGTTTAGTATGGAAAATTGCCCACCGCACATGTTTTTCTTGGAATACATTTCTAGACCATCTACGGCGGATATTTTCTTCGAAGATGTTTTAATGGCATGTGTATTTTATGGTATGCCTTTGTTAGCAGAAAATAACAAGCCTAGACTATTATATCATTTTAAGAAAAGAGGATACAGAGGATTCTCTATGAATCGACCAGACAAACTTTGGAATAAACTTTCAATAACCGAAAAGGAAATAGGAGGAATACCAAATTCAGGTCAAACTATAATTCAAGATCACGCAAGTGCTATTGAGGCTTATATCGATAAGTATGTAGGATCCTTAGGTGATGGTAGTTATGGTAACATGTATTTTACCAGGACATTAAATGACTGGGTAAAATTTGATATTAATAAAAGAACAAATCATGATGCGTCTATTAGCTCAGGTTTAGCTATTATGGCTTGTAACAGACATTTATATAGACCCGTTAATAAAATAGAAAGAACACCAATCAACTTAGGAATTGGTCGTTATAATCAGAGTGGATCACACTCTACAATAATTAAAGAGTAATTAAGTATGGCTGAGTCAGTTATAAAAAGTTATTTTCCAAGCCAAGTTGCTTCAGATTTAGACAAGCTGAGCATCGACTATGGTTTGAAGATTGGTAAAGCAATTGAACAAGAGTGGTTTAAAAGTGATTCTGGGGAAAACCGATTTTCCAGTAATCAAACTACATTTCATAATTTGCGTTTATATGCAAGAGGTGAGCAATCTATTCAAAAATATAAAGATGAATTAGCTATTGATGGTGATTTATCTTATCTTAATTTAGATTGGAAGATTGTGCCTATTATTCCTAAGTTTGTTGACATTATAGTTAACGGAATTTCAGAAAGACAATTTAAAGTTAAGGCTTACTCTGTAGATGAATACGGAGTGTCAAAACGAACAAAATATATGGAGTCCATATTACGAGATATGGATACCCAAGAATTAACAGCATTTGCAGAACAGCAGTTTGGTGTAAGCCTAGCTGAGAATGATCCAAACAAATTACCTGAAACCCAGGAGGAGTTTGAACTGCACATGCAAATGGATTACAAAGATAATGCAGAAGTGGCAGAAGAAGAGGCTATTAACAAAGTATTTGGAGATAATCACTACACTCAGACGACAGCGAAAAGGGTTACTTATGACCTTACTACAATTGGTATTGGAGCTGTTAGGAATTGGTTTTCTCCTGCTGAAGGTATTAAGTGCTCTTGGGTAGACCCTGCTAACTTAGTATGGAGCTACACGGAAGATCCATATTTTAAGGATATTTATTATGTAGGTGAAGTTAAAACCGTACATGTAAATGATCTCATAAAAGAATTCCCTTGGTTAGGTGAAGAAGAGCTAAAGAAGATTACACAACAAGGTGTTCAACAATCTAACTACTATAACAGGTCCGCATCTGTTACTAATGAAATAGACTCAAATTCAGTTCAGCTTTTATATTTTGAATATAAAACTACAATGAATGAGGTATATAAAGTAAAAACTACTTCAACCGGAGCTGAAAAGGTTATACCAAAGGATGATAGTTTTAAACCGCCAGAGGATCTCACAGGGGACTACAGAAGAGTGGATCGCCCTATGGAGGTATTAATGGAAGGGGTTTATGTAGTAGGTACTAATATGATGCTTAAATGGGAGGTTGCTGAAAACCAGGTAAGGCCTGATTCTGCGTGTCAAACTGTTAAAATGAATTATAGTATATGTGCACCACGTATGTATAAAGGTAAAATTGAGTCTACTGTTAGTAGAGTTACCGGTTTTGCTAATATGATTCAATTAACACATTTAAAATTACAACAAGTACTCTCTAGAATGGTTCCTGATGGAATCTATATCGATGCTGATGGTCTAGCTGAGATTGATTTAGGGAATGGTACAAACTACAATCCTGCAGAAGCAGTTAAAATGTTCTTCCAAACAGGTTCCGTTATTGGTAGATCATTTACGGGCGAAGGGGATATGAACCCTGGTAAAGTTCCAGTTCAGGAATTGGCATCAGGATCTGGTAATAATAAGATCCAATCACTAATTGCTACTTATAACTACTACCTACAAATGATCCGGGATGTTACCGGGTTAAATGAAGCGCGAGACGGTAGTATGCCAGATGAGAGAGCTCTGGTAGGGGTACAAAAACTAGCTGCAGCAAACTCAAATACTGCTACTAGACATATTACAGAAGGTGGTTTATATATTACTCAGGATTTAGCAGAAAATATTTGTACTAGAATTTCGGATGTACTAGAGTACTCCCCAATGAGAGAAGAGTGGATCCAAAGTCTAGGAGCACACAACGTGGCTATATTAGATGAGCTACGTAACTTACACTTAAGGGACTTTGGTATTCTAGTGGAGTTAATGCCAGATGATGAAGAAAAGCAAGTTCTCGAAAATAATATACAAATCGCATTGGCCAACGGCTTAATTGATTTAGACGATGCTATTGATATTAGAGAGGTTCGCAATTTAAAGACTGCTAACCAATTATTGAAATTAGCAAAGCGCAAGAAATACCAGAGAGAACAAGAAGCCAATCAAGCTAACATACAAGCACAGGCTGAAGCTAACCAGGCTAATCAGCAAATGGCTGCTCAGATGGAAGTTGTAAAAGGACAACAACTAGAACAAGCTAAGCAAGGAACAATCCAGTTAGAAGACCAACTAGCTGATAAAGCTCTACAGCGTGAGGTTAAAGCTAAAAAAGAATTAATGATGTTTGAGTATGAATTGAATGTGAAGCTAGAAGCTGCGAAAGCACAGCCTAACGCTAAGGATGAATTTCTAGAGGGTCGAAAAGACCAAAGAGAAGTTTTGAAAGAAACTAATAAGCAACAAATGCACAAAGAGAAAATAGGTGCAAAGGGCTTTGAATCAAAAGGAAATGATGTTATAAATAATCAGGTTGGTTTAGGTTCCCACGATCCTAGGTAATATAATAAATGTATAATTATATAATATTTTATCATGAAAAATGAAAATAATGACGACTCTGTCGTAAAAGTTAACCTACAGAAGAAAGCGGAAACGCAAAATGTAGACGTAGATACCGTACACAAGGTGGACTTATCTAAAAACCCTAAAGATTCTTTAGAAGGTGCTACAGATGACCCAGTGACAGGTACAGTTGAAAAAATTATAGAGGACACGGCGGATGATACCGCTGATGATACCACTGATGATACCACTGACGATACCGCTGATGATACTGTAGATGATACTGTGGATGAGGGTGACGATAGCACTATAAGTGAAATCACTGACGAAGATGATGCAGCACAAGATGAAGCACAAGATGAAGCACAAGATGAAGAAAAGCTAGACTTAAAAGACCCTGTATTACCAGAAAATATACAGAAGTTAGTGGACTTTATGAATGAAACTAATGGAACTCTTGAGGATTATGTGTTATTAAACAAGGACATTGACTCTTTAAGTGAGGACCAGTTATTACGAGAGTACCACCAGAATTTAGAACCTGGGTTAGATGCTGAAGAAATTGAGTTTTTGATGGAGGACTTATATGCGTCTGATGAAGATTTGGATTCTGAAAGAGAGATTAAAAAGAAGCAAATAGCTAGAAAAAGAAATGTGGCCAAAGCTAAACAGCATTTAGAAGGCCTTAAAACAAAATACTATGATGAAATCAAAGCCGGGTCTAAGTTAACTCCTGACCAAAAGAAGGCTGTTGATTTTTTCAATAGATATAATACGGAGCAAGAGGAGACCTCCAAAACGAAATCCCTTAAGCAAAAAGTCTTTGCAGAGAAAACAAATAGCTTATTCAACGAAGAATTCAAAGGTTTTGAATTTAAAGTCGGTGATAAACGCTTTCGTTACAATGTAAAAGATGTCGCGGGGATTAAGAGAGCACAAGCGGATATTAATAATTTTACTAAGAAGTACTTAGGCGATGATAATACGTTAAAGGACGCACAGGGCTATCACAAAGCTTTATTTACAGCAATGAATGCAGATGCAATTGCCGACCACTTTTATAAGCAGGGGCAAGCGGATGCAATCAAGGCCTCTGCTCAGAATGCAAAGAATATCAACATGGGACCGCGCAAAAGCCATGGCAAAGATATTCCTAGTCAATCTGGGTTTAAGGCAAGAGTTGTAAGTGAAGATTCATCTCCTGGAAAATTGAGAATTAAACAGAAGTAATAATACTTCACAAAATTAACTTATTATGAGTTTTGCAACTGGCGGGGCATTTCCCGCATCTTTAACTCCATCGCCTACAAAAACGTTATTTGATGGTAACTACTTGGCGATCGGATCTAACGACTTTAACTTTACTAAACAATTCTTACCAGAAGTGTACGAGAAAGAAGTTGAGCGTTATGGAAATAGATCTATCGGATCTTTCCTTCGTTTAGTATCTGCTGAAATACCTATGGCTTCTGATGAAGTTGTATGGTCTGAGCAAGGTAGATTACACGTAGCTTACGATACCGCTACTATCGCAACGGATAATGATAATACTGATAACACGATTGATATTACAGGTCATGCTATTAAGGTTAACCAAAACATTATTGTTTCGAGAGGTGCTGTAACTGTTAGAGCTTTCGTTAAGTCGATTACAACTAATAGTATTGAAGCGTATCCATACGATTCTGCTACGTGGCCAGCGTCTTTTGTAGATGTAGCAAACCCAAACTTATCTGTATTCGTTTATGGTTCTGAGCACGGAAAAGGTACTTCTGGACAAAGAGGTAGCTTAGACGCAGGATTCCAAAAGTTCACTAACTCTCCAATTATCATTAAAGATCTTTACAAGATCAACGGTTCTGACACTGCTCAGATCGGTTGGGTAGAGGTTACTACTGAAAATGGGGCTGGTGGATATTTATGGTATCTTAAATCAGAACATGAAACAAGATTACGTTTCGAGGATTACATGGAAATGGAAATGATTGAGGCTGAACAAGCAGCTGTATCAATTACTTCAGCGGCTGACCCGCAAACAGGAGATACTTTTACAGTACGTGGTACAGAAGGTCTTTTCGCTGCGATTGAGTCTAGAGGTTTGGTATTTAACGACCATGACTTTGATAATTCAACAGGTCTAACAGGTCTTGGTGAATTTGACTTAATCTTAGGTGAGCTTGATAAGCAAGGAGCAATTGAAGAGAACATGCTTTTCTTACAGAGAAGTACTTCTTTAGCAATTGACAACATGCTTGCAAGAGCTAATTCTTACGGTACTGGTGGAACATCTTGGGGTGTATTCAACAACAGTGAGGATATGGCATTAAACTTAGGATTCAGCGGATTCCGTAGAGGATCTTACGATTTCTACAAAACTGATTGGAAGTATCTTAACGATGCCGCTACAAGAGGTTTAACAGGAGATGTTCAAGGGGTATTAGTACCTGCTGGAGTATCAACTGTGTACGATCAAACATTAGGTAAGAACATTTCTCGTCCTTTCTTACACGTACGTTATAGAGCTTCTGAAGCTGATAACAGACGTATGAAGTCTTGGATCACTGGTTCTGTTGGTGCTGCTACTAGCGACATCGATGAAATGAATGTGGAGATGTTATCTGAAAGATGCTTGTGTGTACAAGGAGCTAACAACTTCGTAAAATTTGCTGCTACTACATAGTAGTAACGCACTATATATGATGCAAAGGGGGTCAATATGGCCCCTAACGCATCGTTTTTAATACCAAATCTTATAATATTATATCATGGCTGGAAAAGCAAAAAGTACCGCGGGTAAGACCTCAGCGGCTAAAAAAGAAACAACACCTCAAGAAGTTGAGGGACCAGTAGTAACTTCAATTGGTTACGAAGGAGACGTACCTACGACTATTAAAGAACCAAAAGCGAAGGAACTTAAAAGTAAAAAAACTGATGATTGGGAAGTAAAAGACCGTACATACGTATTGCTTTCAACAAAGCAACCTATTATGGAAACTATCCCGGTTAAACATACAATGAGTCGACCATTACTTTGGTTTGACCCTGAAAAGAAATATGAGCGAGAACTTCGCTATGCTACTAATCAGAAATCTTGTTTTGTAGATGAGCAAGAAGGGCACGTTACTTTAGCACACATTGCTTTCAGAAATGGATCATTGTTTGTGCCTAAATCAAAAGTAGCATTACAAAAATTATTATCACTATATCATCCACTTAACGGAACTAAGTATGCTGAAGTGAATGAGATCAAGCGAGCAGAAGATGAATTAGATGTAATGGACATAAGATTAGAGGCAGAATTAGCTGCATCTAAAATGGACATTGATTTAATGGAGTCTATCATGAGAGTTGAAATTGGAAACGCTGTTTCTAGAATGACAACTAAAGAATTAAAACGTGATGCTAGATTGTTTGCAATGAATAACCCAAAGTTATTCTTAGACTTAGCAAATGATGAGAACATCGTGGTTCGTAACATGGGAATTAAAGCTGTCGAAGCAGGTATATTAGAACTAGCTGCAGATCAACGTACATTTAACTGGAAGTCCACAGGACGAAAAGTTATGACTGTTCCTTTTGACGAAAATCCTTACTCAGCGTTAGCTGCTTTCTTTAAGACAGATGATGGTATTGAAATATACCAAAGCATCGAAAAAAGATTAGGATAACATAACAACTGTGACATTAGCCTGTTATAATTAATAGTAGCAGGCTATCGTCATAGTATTACAATAAAAACATTATGAGCGTAAGCGTTGACACAGTATACCAAAGAGTATTGGCAGTATTAAACAAAGAACAACGTGGGTTTCTGACTCCACAGAAATTTAACCTATACGCCAATCAAGTACTATTGGAGAAAGTAGAATCATACTTTTACGATTTAGAATACTACTTAAATCTTCCAGGTAATAGTACACAACATGCCGATATGGTGGATATACTCCAAACCAAGATCGCAAAGTTTGAAAAGTCGGAAACAACTCCTACGTATGTCGCTCCTCACTTCTTATTACCTACAGACTGCTATAGACTATCTACTATATTATATGGAAACATAGAGTGTGCACCAATATCTCGTAAAGAATACAGATATATAACGCAGTCTCCTATTGCAAAACCTAGTGATGCATTTCCTGTATATATAGAAGATGCTACGGGAATAAAAGTTTATGGAACTGTTGCTTTTACAGATGCAGTCCCTTCCGCAAATCCTATTGAGATAGAGTATATTAAAAAACCAGCAGAGGTTGAATGGGCATACACTGTTGTTTTAGGAGAAGAACAATATAACGCAAGCAATTCTACGGATTTTGAATTAGATCCTAGTGAAGAAACAGACTTGGTTATTATGATATTAAAATTAGCAGGACTTGAAGTTAAAGACTTAAGTGTTTATGAAACTGCTAGTAGAGAAGAAATTGGAGAAATACAAATAGAAAGAAATTAGAGATGCCAAGACTTGATTCATACACCTTAGTTAATGCTGATTTGCAGCACGAAGTATTAGGAATAAGCAAAAATCCACTATCACCAGAATTTGAGGATACAATAACTATGACATTATCTAGCGTAAAAGACGCTATATTGTCAGAACCAGTAGTAATGCCGTCACACGCGTTAGGTAACAGCGTAGAAGCTGTCAATGTTATTTATGGGACATCAGCAACTCCACCACCAGCAAACACGGTTCCACAAGGAACTATTTATTTTCAATATCTACCATAAAACAAAAAACAAAATAATATGGCAAATTTAAAATACAACAAAGGATTTTTTGAATTACTTTCCGGGAATCTTAATTTTGGAACAGACTCTTTCAAAGTTATGTTAGTAACTAGCACATACACTCCAGCTACTACTCATAATTTTAGATCAGACGTAACCAATGAAGTAGCAGGTACAGGCTACACAGCCGGTGGAAAAACCACAGGTACTATTACAGTAACAGAAGACGATGGGGGTAACAAGGCTTATATTGATTGTCCCGATATTGTATGGGGTGCTTCTACAATTACTGCTAGAGCCGCTATCTTATACAAAGATACTGGAGTTGCAGCTACAGATATATTAGTGGCTTATTACGATTTTGGAAGTGATCAGTCTTCAAGTAGTGGGGATTTCACTTTAAGTATTAATGCAAATGGTCTGTTAGACGTATCATAAAACTTTAAGCTATGGCACAATTTTTAAGGCCTAGCTCGGATATAACCGCTTTAGGCGGTAGTGGTAGTGGTACTTACACTGCTATTGACGAAACCTCTTTTAGTGATTCAGACTATATCAGTAGTAATGATAACACCAATGTAACGTATGAGACATTGCTGTCGTCTGCTACAGATCCTGCATCAAGCACAGGGCATATTATAAGGTGGCGTCAGGCTCAGGCAGATGGAAATACCGCACCTTCCTCAGGTGGAACTTCCTCGTCTTACAGCGCCTACCTTTACCAGGGAGGTACATTAATTGCTACCTTAGTTAGTGGGGAAACTTCAAATACTAGTTCATTTCTTGCAAAAAGTTATACACTTACTGCAGGTGAAGCAGATAGTATAACAAACTATGCAGATCTTAGAATAAGATTTGATTTTTCAGGAGGAGGGGGTAGCCCGGCAAACCGTAGAGGTGTTGCAATTTCTTGGGTGGAAATGGAGATTCCTACAGCGGGAGTATCTGTTACACCAAATTTAGGTCTTATAAGTTTAACTAAGACACTACAATCCCCAACTGTTTCCACAGTACAGAATAATTCTGTAACTTTAAGTGTACAAAACTTAACAGAAACAGTACAAGATATTACAGCTACTGGGGAGACAAATGTTTCAGTGGCCATTGGGGTTCAGAATATTAGCCAAACTTTACTGGATATAGTAGCAGGGGTTAGTAATTCTGTTACGCTTGATACAATTTCGGTTTCTAAAACTTTATCTGACATAACTGCTGCAGGCGTTCAAAACGCTTTGGTAGCTTTAGGTATTCAAAATTTAACGGAAACCTTACAAGCTATAGTTGCATCGGGTATTCAGAACACTTCGGTGACTTTAGACACTCAAAATATAGCTGAAACAGTATATGATATCAGCGCAGCACCCGCTACTAATATTAGTGTGCCTTTAGATGTTTTAAGTTTTTCTGAAACTCTACAGGACATTACCGCAGCAGGGGTTGGGAATGTTACAGTATCTTTAGCAACGCAGACGTTAATAGAAGCATTGCAAGATGTGACTGCGGATGGTATAGAAAATGTTTCGATATCTTTAGGTACTATAAATATCACAGAGGCATTGCAGACTATTGCAGTCTCTACCGGAGGTAATGCGAATATAGGTTTAGACGTTATAAGTCTTACAAATACTTTGCAGGATATTGCAGCAACAGGCATCCAAAATGTTAATATTGCTTTATCCACACAAAACATCGCAGAAACTCTCTACAATATAAGTGGAGGTGGTGTAACCTCTGCAACAGTAAACCTGGGAGTACTTAACATAAACGAAGTAGTTAATGATATTACTGCAACAGGGGTAGGTAACGCAACTATTCCTTTAGATGTTATAAGTATTACAAATACGGTTAACACTATTACAGCCGAGTATGATACAGCTGTGGCTTTAGGAGCTCAAAGCGTAACATTAACACTCAGAACACCTAGTGTAGGTACAGAACAAGGTCAATACAATATTTTCGTAAATCGCTACAATACCTGGCATAAAATGCTTGCGTTAAAAGTAAATGTAGGGGAGGAATGGAAACAAATAATTTTAATACAGGCTAGCGACGACGAGGAAACCTGGCAAGAAATTGTATAATAAATAAACAAAAATATGGGATTCATTTCAGAAACACAAGAAGATTACCATGGAGGATCAAACATCGGAGGATATCAATATGTGCCTTTAGCAGATATTGTTAATAATTTCATTTTGATGTTTACCGGGGAGGGTAAAGTAATACCTAAAGCTAGAAAAACAGAAATTCAGATGCATGCTAAAAGGTGTATTCAAGAATTTTCTTATGATGTGTTTAAATCCTATAAAGCGCAAGAGATCGAGTTACCACCATCTTTAACCATGCAACTACCTCAAGATTATGTCAATTGGGTAAAAGTAACATGGGTAGACAGTCAAGGCTTGGAACGTGAACTACATCCAGTTAGAATAACATCCAATCCTTCTTCTATTCTTCAAGATAGTAACTACGCTTACACCTTTGACGGGGAAGGTGCTTTAGCTTTAGCAAATAACTCAGTAGCCTGGAGTAGAACCAAAGAATCAGGTACTAATGATAATAGAGACACTAGTGCTACAGATAATGTAGATACTTTTGACGCAGCATTAAGGGGAGAACGTTTTGGACTGGACCCTGAACATGCAAATTCTAATGGAGGTTTTTATATTGATCGCTTAACTGGGTTGATGCATTTTACAGGTGCAGTAAATGGCGCTATAGTAGTTCTACATTATATATCAGATTGTATGGGCACAGACGCAGAGCAAGTTGTACATAAATTTGCTGAAGACGCAGTGTATAAATACATGTTATATTCTATAATAGCTGTTACAAACGGCTCACAGGAGTATTTAGTTCGTAGATATAAGAAAAGCTATGTAGCTGCTAAAAGACTCGCTAAACTTCGCTTAAGCAACCTTAAAATTGGTTCTATCACTCAAATGGCTCGAGGTAAATCAAAACAAATTAAACACTAATACTATGGCAGAATTAAAGAGACTATTTGTTGGAGCCAAAATGGATAAAGACTCTGATGAAAGGTTTGTTGCGAATGGGGACTATATTGATGCCATAAATATTGATATCATACATTCAGAAGGTGGAGATGCTGGAGTAGTTAGAAATAAAAAAGGTACCACTCGAAAAGTAACACTAGCATATACTAATGCGACATGTATTGGTGGGTTAAAACATACTCCTACTAATACTATTTACTATTTTGTTACATCAGATGATTACGATGCCATTTTAGAATATCACGAGGATGCCGATCAAGTTACGGGAGTTTTAGTAGATACAAACAATATTTTAGGGTGGACCCCTGAAATGAAAATAACAGGTATCCAGATTATAGAAGGTAACTTAGGATGGGCGGCAGAAGACAAAGAGCCTTGCTCTATTAATATCGCAACATCTAAATCAAGGACCGCTAGTTTAATTTCCAACACTAAATCAGCGAGTGGGGTAGATTTTGTATTAAATGATATAACGTTAATGAAATTGTCGCCATTAACATCACCAAGTATGACCTTAAGTAATACCTTACGAGATGGTATTACAGAATCAGCTACTCAGAAAAATTTTACAATTGCGCAATTAAATGATGGATCTTTATCAGCACCAATAGCTGTAGGAGACTCGGTGACATTTACTTTGCCTACAGGTTCTGCATATATTGTAGGGGATAAAGTTAAACTTACTACATCAGCACCTTCCACAGACGACTTAGAATCTGAATACGAGATTAATATTGCTTTAACTTTAGTGCAGATTGGTGGGTCTTCTTTAACTGGCACAATAATTAGTGCCTCTTCTGAAATAGAAGATAAGGTTGCAACTTGGTTAGTTAAATTAGTTGAAGGTAAACCTTTGTATGAACTACGTTTTCCAAGGTTTGCGTATAGATGGAAATACCGTGATAACCAATACTCTGCCTTTTCCCCATTTACCCAAGTAGCGTTTTTAGCATCAGAATTCTTATATAATTCCCAAAAGGGATATAACGTAGGAATGACTAACAATGTTAGAAAGGTAACATTAGATGGATTTGATACTGCACCTGATGACGCAACTAAGCTAGAGATTTTATATAAAGAATCTAATTCTACTTCAGTATATGTTGTAGAATCTATAGATATCACAGAAACAGAGTATGTAATAACAGATGAGTTAATACATAAGTTAGTAGCATCTAATCAACTATTAAGACCTTGGGACGCTGTGCCTAAATCTGCTCTTGCCTTAGAAGCTGTTGGAAATCGCTTTGTGTTAGGAAATTACAAAAAAGGGTATGACGTTGACACAGACATTAAATTTGAATCTGCATTAGTAGACTCCACTGCGGTCTCAGACGTAGGGACCCCAGAAGAATCTATAAAATCTCTAAGGACATATCAAGCTGGAGTAATTTTTAAAGATAGACTTGGACGTGAAACACCAGTGTTTACAGATAAAACAGGTGTTGTAAAAACTACTTTAGAAGACGCTGCTACTACTAACCAACTACAATTCAAGATGTTAGGGGCTGCACCAGAATGGGCCACTCATTTTAAATTTTTTATAAAAGATACTGCTAACGAATATTATAATTTAGCAGCAGACCGATTATACCAAAGTGAGGATCAACTCTCTACTTGGATTTCGTTTCCTTCATCCGAGCGAAACAAAGTTACAGTGGATAGCTACTTAATAGCTAAAAAACTACATGATAGATCTGAACCAGTAACAGACATTGACAATAAGTTTAAGATTATTGATATTCAAGCAGAAGCACCTTCTGAAATTTCTAGGATAAAAGAAGAAGTGGTTTCTAGTAGAATTTATTTTGATACTAATTTTGGTGATGGTAATGCACAGGATACTAGAAATGCAGGATCTACTCCTATTCCAAATTCTAAAGTGTTTTTAATAGCTTCTGATCAATCATCTGCAAGTGCAGGAATATCTAATATATTGTTAGATGAATTAGTGGAAGGCGCTTTTATTAAATTTTCAAATGGAGGATCTGGTACTTCTAAATTCTACAAAATAGCTAGTGTATTAAAAAGTGAAGAACCTTCAGGCTTTTTTGGAATTATTAGTAATTCTGGAGTACACGCTAAAATACATGTGACAGAACCTTTCGGTGAAGACATTAACTTTTTATATACAGACCCGGCAGTTACTAATTCTACATTAGTTAATGAAAGAGTTACAATTTCCGTTTTTACTGAGCAAGACCTCGCAAACCAAGAACAATTTACTGGAAGATTCTTTGTAAAATTAGCATCAAACGCTGTATTAAACAATGTATTTTCTAATTCAGAGTCTTATATTACCTTAAATGCCGCAAATTGTTACGATGGCGGGTATATAAATGGTGATGTAAACTTTAAAATTCATGCAGGAGGCGCGTACCCTAGATTGGATTATTCTACCTGGCATGAGTCAGGTGGACTTAACGTAGCTAGAAATCCTTCATGGGCTAACGATAATTCTGACACAATATATGATATAGTCTTTGAAAAAAGACATAGAACACCTCTAGACGCCTCTTTTATAGCGGCTATTAATACTGTAGGTACTAAAATAAGATTTTCAAATCACCCTACGGTTTATACTATAACAGAATCGCGATCTCAATACGTAGATTACAGAGATGATAATTATACCAGGTATTGGACTGTACTTGATAAACGACTTACTGCAAGTGTATCCCCACATGTGACTTCACAAGATGTTACGGTAGAAATTATTGGGCTATCAGATCAAGCAGCATTTACTTCTAAGAATCCAGCTATATTTGAAACTGAACCAGCCGAAGGGGTAGAACTAAATATTTATCATGAGGCTAGTGACGCTTTCCCGATAGCAGAGTATAATAATACTAAGACTTTGAATTACTTTAACTGTTTCACTTTTGGAAATGGGGTAGAGTCTAATAGAATTCGTGACGACTATAATGCAGTAACTATAGATAAAGGGCCTAAAGTATCATCTGTTTTAGATGAGCCTTACGCAGAGGAACACCTTACAGGGGGTATGATTTTTAGCGGGATTTTTAATTCCAATTCAGGAGTTAACAACTTAAATCAGTTTGTAATTGCTGATAACATAACTAAAGAAATAAGCCGGCCTTTGCTTTCAATGGTCGTATCGACCA